GTCTGTGGTCTGGCCGATGCCGACTCCGTGATTGGTCTCGTCTGTGGTCTGGCCGATGCCGACCCCGGTGTAGTATTTAACCCCTGTTGTCTCATAGATCTAGGAGGTCTCGGAGGTCTTGATGCGGTGACTGGTGTTGGTGTAGATTTAACCTTTTTAACAGGTCGATTATTAAGAGTGTTATTATTTCTCTTACGTTTTTCAGCAGCTTGTTCTCTTCTCAATGTAGCTGCTTTCCGTGCCTGATTTTTCGCAGCCTTACTAGTAGCCGCGGCAGCAGCCTGTTCTCGTATCGTTCGTGCTCTCGTCTCTTGTCCTTTCTTAATACGCTCTTTCGCGGCTTTTTCTCGAAATATCTGCTTTTGTCTTTGTCTAAGTTGGAATCGCAATTTTCTTTGACGCAGTTTCTCTTTTGCACCATCTACACAACCTTGATTACCATCAACTTCGCTCCACGAAAGTATAGATCTTGTCGCGGGATCAAGTACACCCACGTTATGGTAAACCGAATGTTTAGCTAAACATTGTGGTATACTACCACTTATAGCATCTATGACTAAACAAGCGCCTTCACGGTCGAGTTTATCACATAATTTATTACGCCCTTCTCCAAATACAAACGTTTTAGGCCTTTCGTAAATAGGATCATTATCCGCGAGATGAAGTAGTATTTCTTGTGATAAACTTTCACACGCCTGTACAAGTGATCCCGAGTCACTTCCTAGCATACTCGTGATAAAATATAACATTCGCCCAACTTTATCGTCGGCGCTTAATCCGCGTTTATTTGCGTTCGATATGATGGTTTTTAAAGGTGTATTATAACCTTTTCTCGATTTACGATAAATATCTGTACCCAATAATTTAACTAGCGTTTTATGCGCTTTGCTGGTATTAAAATCATTTAAGTTGAGTTGGGCGGGATCTATTTTCTTTAAGGTATTCCGTGTGTTTTCGGTACCTACGATATTTTTGAAGGTCTTAGTCGCACGTGATCCAGTAAAATCGTGAAATGTATCTAAAATACTGAGAAATGCTTCTATGAAAGGTAAGTTTGTGGTATGAGTACCGGATGGATATGCGAAAACCCAATAAAACATAATGAGCGCCTTTGTATCTGCGGAAAACTTATGGAAACTTGCACCCACCTCCCGATTACTTTTTTTTTGTATATTTCGAGTATCTAAGAACCAATTAAACAGGGGCCCTTTAGTGATAATGGGTTTACCCTCCGGTGTTATCAACTCTTGCATCCTATTAGGATGATTCTTCATCGGTGTATTTCGGTTAGGAATTTCAAAAGCGTTCCTGGCGGTCTTTAATTTGGACTGTAAAAATTTGGTTATTCTATTTACATTACCCGTTGGTACATCATAGTAATTTTGTGGTTTGACCGTTTGATATATGGTAGGAATTTGTCGCACCACGGCTGCTAACGCGGCTACTCTATCCATAGTAACGAAATATGCGCTATTATACATGGTACGATTAGACGATTCCTGCTCGAATAAACTAAGATATACCTCCTCTAATGTAACATCCTTAGATGGATTGTTTATATCGTCCATGACGTGAACATTATTTGGACGTGTTAAAAATAAATCACTGGCTTTAATTTTAGACACTAGTAAGAACTGAAAATAGTCGAGTAACCTTTTATATTCTAAAGGACTTCCGCGAACCTTTATGTTCTTGCCCGAATTAGATATAGATTTAAGTAAGTTGGTCAGTTCCATAACAGATGGAGCATTACCACTTAAAGGAGCTGTTCTAGCTAGTTTGTATCCACGGGATCCGTTATCAATCAAACCAACGAATTTTCTTCTATTATCGTAATTTCGTATAAAGTTTGACCTGTTATCAGCCTTCTTCAAGATACTAAACCCAGCATTGCCGGTCGCCATCTGTGTGATGCTCTTGTTCAACCCCCATGAGCTCGTCACGACCAATGATGGGTGAGTCATATCCGCTGGCTGTGATAATACATGCTTGGCGAATGGACTACTGTATGTGACGTCATTATCGAAGGAATATCCTGTAGAGGTTTCCTTTATAATGACGAATATCGGTTTATCGGAACACGACATATATTAATGTCCTAGATTAAAATTTAAGCATCGAGTTTAAACTCTTCGTGGTGGATGAAGAAATACCTTTCGCGTTTTTAACAATATATTCGAATTTACGGGCCCACGTATTTTGGATATCTATGGGAACTGTACCGTTTAAAGAATTAGTCTGTTCGAATAACTGTGAATACTTTTCATCATTTGACGATACACCCGCAATTTTATCAATGGATAAAAGCATGAGAATAACATACCTCCAAAATATCCTCCGGGGTAAGTTATCTCGCATTTCATACGTGAAAGTAAGATACGTATTCACGAGCTGCTGACGCTGTGTATTTTTGTTTATCACGTTATTGCTCGCAATGACTGGAGTTTTTGACGTGGTTGCCGGGAATGTTAAACGACCACTAGCTTTTCTTCTATTAGAAAGAGTGCTTGTTTTAGGAGATTGAACGACAGTTTTCCCACCTCTATCTCGTTCACGTCTAAACATATCTATTATCACCTGAGATTTTATTCCATAAACCTCTGGGGTAGCTTCTTATACAAATCCGCCCAACTCAAAACACTTATGTCATCTCTCGTACACCATTCATATTCCTCGCCGTTGTACCCCGCAAAGTGAAAGGCATCCATGTTCCAGTGTTTACATATACCACACGTCGTATCGTTGTCGTCTATGATCGTATCGAGATTAAGGGCGTGACATATATCGTATTTCTGTATTTCATAAGTCGTAAAACTATTCGTCAAAATAACATCATCAAATACACCCGGAAAATGAAAATTTAACCAGTCTTCAGTTTTCTCTCTGACACAATCGTGACGACCAGTGACGACATACATCTTATCTACGTACGGTCGCATGAGTCGAAGAACTGCCTGAGAAGAATCGATAGGCTGGAGTGCCTCGAAAACCTCGGAATCATAAAATTCTCTTACCATCTTCCGGGATTGGGGTTCTGTTATTTCAAACATTTCTCGGTACACGTATCTACATTTTTCAGTTGGCATTTTTAACTTTTTAAACTTAGCCATGGGTCTAACAAACGGTACGAGAACTTCATCAACGTCAATAGCAATTCGATTCATTTACATATTTATAACAATTTATTCATAGTCTCTAATCGCAATCCCGATCGGGAACCTGGGAACATTCTTATCTGTCAGGTTTTGGAACCGCACGGTGAGCATCTTACCGATGAACTGATCCCTATTCGCATACTTGTACTCACGATCCTCCAATGTACCCTCGGGACGAGCGCTGAAAACCTTACCTTCCTCCGTCTTACACGTCCACACGACACAATTTGCATCTCGACCATGACCCGTGGTGGCTCCGATAATCTCATATTCCTCGGTCTGGAAATCCTTGTGCTTGAGAAGATAGTTGCTTCGCTGTCCAACTTCGTATACACTGAAGCGATCACGAATCATGGTACCCTCGTGGCCTTCTGCAACGTGTTTCTTATGCATGAGAGGAAGATCTTTCTTGGATTTTACGAGCGTCGTTTTGACATATTCGTAATATGGATTGTAGATAGAATCGTTGACATACTCCCATCGTTGCTCGAACGTCATCTTGTCTCGAGCGAATGCTTCGGCTCTGAGATCAAAGAAATCGAACACGTGGAACTTGAGCTTCAAAGGATCAGTCTTGAACGTGCTCGTAAGTTCCTCGAAGGTAAGATTGGGGTCAAACGCCTCTCCGTCGACGTATTGACCAGCCTCAAGTCCCTTACCAAGAATCTCAGTTCCCGGGATGATCTTACCGGTTCTCGAGATACCACCATCTTTAGAAACCAGAAGACGAACACCGTCGAGCTTGGGTTGCACGTAAAACGGTTCGGAGATGTACTTCTTGCGATCTTCCCATTTGTTGGCCAGCATAGGAAGAACTGTGGTAGCCTTGGTGTTTGCATTCTTCCACATGGTCTTTGCACGCTTCGTCGCACTCTCGAAACCGAGTGGTACTTCAGTCATAGATGTAACTTCCTTGCCTCCAACATGACCAGTTGCCTTGACGATGCACCAGACACCGTTGATTTCTTCGACACGAATGTCGAGGTAGCGCTTCTTGTTGTTTTTATCGGTAGTAAAAATTGTATTCATATTAGTAGTAGGAATGATACCAGTAGTAAATTATCAAAGGATGGAGCGACTTAAGCCTCCTCCGTTAACGACGGTTCCCTTAAATATGAATACAATCAGCGTTGGGATGATCATCTTAGGTGTATTTTTTTTATATAAACGATTTCTTGATGTTACGAGGCGTCGTGAACGATCCCGTAGTTGAGACAATCCTCGTAGTTGAGATAGATATCTTTGCGCATGAATTCGTTTAGTGTTTCTTTGGGAATCTCAGTTTCCGATCTATAGATCCCCTTTATAGTTTTCATAATTTTTTTGCATGTTTTCATCTCGTCTTTGAGTTCATTATATTTTCCAAAGAACCCAGTCGAGAGCTGGTGAATCAAGACGAATGAATGCCGACTCATGAGCCTCTTCTTCCCTCCGAGAAGTAAAAAAGTGGCGGCACTACAACAGTTACCCTCAGCTATACACGTCACGTTAACCCGTGCAGATCTGAGAGTATCCATAGCACTTAACCCTGAAAATACATCACCTCCTTCACTGTGAATATGAACTTGAATAGTAGGCGTGTACCCAGGAAGCTCGATCGCCTTTTTAAGTAGGTCAACTTCCAGCTTTTTAAACTCTTCTATGAACGTCAGTATATTTTCACGGTCTATAGATCCATAGTAATAAATGTCACATCCTACCACACGGACAATATCGTCGCCAGAAGTCTCGTCTTCACTGTCAGAGTTACTCATTGACTATATTACGCAGTTTCTTTTTAACTTTTGCAACTTCAGATGGTTTCAATTTGTTGCCAAGCGCGAGATGATTCATGATGTCAAAATCGAGAGCTGTGAGTTTGTATTCGATTAAAGGATCTAGATCTCCGGCGATCGCATATTTACGTATTAACCCAAGTTCTTCTACCCCTAATTTCGTGGTGCGCCGCCCTTGAATAATTTTGAGTTTATTATACCGCATCTTGTAATTGCCGTATTTAGTCCATGTACTACCGGGTTGTATATTTTCTGGTTTCAGCGGCTCCCCTAGATTGTATTTGGGTACGGCCATTCCACAAGATACGTAGTATTGCATATAATTCCATTCACCCTTGTACATCGCGGAGTCATAAATATCTGCGAGTGATAACGATTCTGCAATTGGTACGACGTTAGTATCATTTGAATGCAGATAATTCCCATGGATAACATCCACCACGTGACCGTGTTCGTGTACCGTTTGACTCGTATCAAACCCATTACCTTTACGACATAGGATGTCGATAACTATATCCTTCGACGTCTTAAAAATATCCTTTTCGTCTGAGAAATTCATATAATCGTAAAAGTTTCGTATATTCCCCTGACATTTATCAGCGGCGGGACGCGCTCTAGGGTTATTGCACTCCAGTGAGAATATCGCATCCGGGGAGCGTTTTGGTACGATTATGAGTTTGAAATTTGGTAACATGTGAATAGACGTAGACGTTACAACCACCGACCCTTTCGTAAGCTTCTCGTTCATATCAGAAATCTTATCTATGACCTGCTTATGACCGTATACACTGGAATCGTACCCATCTATCAATATATGGTACGACGTGTCTCCTATCAAGTTCAAAAAGGTACTCTTCTTTTGAAAAAGTTCGGAATGTAACTCTATTGTATTACTCGCATTAAGTAAACAGTCTACTATAAACGTTTTTCCGGAACCAGTGGGTCCGCATATGAATACATTTTCCCCTTGTGCCAGGTATTTTTCCAACAGGGAAATTTCCTTTTCATGGAGCGTCGGTGGTCGCTCCTTTTTTTGTGGGATTATTTTAATGAAGGAGTCCATGACCGATGAGTTTACTGATCAAGCTTTAGATATTTTTTTGGAAAGTGATACACTTCAGACAAGGATCGTAGAACCTATCAAGAGAAAGGTTTTTCCTTATTTGATATGTATCGGAGTCTTTAATCTGATACTACTTATAATGTTAGCGTACGTAGCTAGGAAGATTTCGATCCATCGATAATCACCTCAACGTCCGTGTTGATCGGAGTAGAGTCACCTGTTCGTATAGCTCCAAGCTCTTTTTGTAATTCGAAGCGCATCTCATCTTCCGAAATGAACATGTCGATAGGCTGAATATGCATAATCTCTGGTTTGAAAAATTCAGAATCATCCGGGAATTGTTTTTCAAACGCCTGAATGATAGCATACGGAAGAGGTGGAGACTGCTCGATGAGTCTATCATACTCGGCTCTACACGTCTCTATCATAGTAGAACCATCACACGAACGTTCTTGGATAGGAAGAGAAAGCTCTAACCGAATTGTACGTGAAAGTTTACCGTATTGTAATGACGCGACTCTGCACCCTTCCATCATTTCATTAATTTTTAGAAATTGCATAATAGTGGCAATTATACCAGCAATTAAATTCAACCCACCAATCATAGCGGGTGCTGAACTTCTCATATTTTCAGGAAAAGATGATTGCGCAAAATTGGCTGTACCGGTGATTGTCGATAATATGATGACCGGTAAAGTAAAACGCATACTCTGCTTTTTGAAAACTAAATATGCGTGATTGTGCATATATCTATAACAGGCCGACGCCTCGCCCCAGGTTTTCAATATCTTTTCCTGTGAAGGATGCCAAATTCGCTTTGCCTTATCTTTGGACTGGGTCTTTTTCTTTTCTTTGTCCATACTAATAGAGATGAATATTATATTTTTCATTCACGTCCTTCTGTTTCTCACGATGATAGTGATACCTTTCGTTGGGGATGAAGTGACTCTATCTCTTTACTCACTCATCATACCTTTCCTCTTTTTTCATTGGGCGACAAACGACGATACGTGCGCACTTACAGAGATTGAAATGAAACTCACAGGGAACAAAAAAGAAGATACGTTTTTTGGGAGATTAATTGGACCCGTATATAAACTCGATAATACTACATCCGGTCTTATTCCTAAATTTTTGTTTCTAGGATTATGGTTATTCGTTCAACATAAATTGAAAAGAATACCATACGCAGAACGTGTCGATCTTTCTGGAATCTTTTCTAAGTTATATAAATGAAGAAAGGAAAGTCGAACACTACCGGTTTACTTATAATGCTCGTGCTTGTGGTAACAATCTTTTATCTCGTCACAAAGTTACAAGATCCCAAGGTCATTAAAGTACCCGTCCCGACGCCCATGGCACCTCTGCGACGTCCTGTCGCGAGTGTGCGTCGTGCACCCGAATATAGAGATCCACCTATTAAGGTGTACAAACCCGGAAACGTTCAACAGATGGGCGTTCTTCTAGGTGAAAATGAAGAGACGCTTCCATTGTATGGTAAAGAAGTGAGAGGACGCCGTGATCAGTATCATTATTACACATCAACTCCCGGAGATCAGATATACTCTGTACCGGTAACGGTCGGTGAAAGAGACTGTATGGATGATCTGGGGTGTAGAGAACTGTATGGGAATGAATCGGTGAGTGTTTTGGGTAAGGCTGCCGCGTATCAGGCTAAACTTTATAGAACCGATCACTTTTTTTAATCTCGGTATATAGAAATGGCTGACATAAGAACAAAAGCCCGTGGAAAGGGTATTCGTTTAACTCGAGACAGTCAAGGTAAACGCGTAAAAAAGACCAACGAAGCTTTACGAAAGGAGATTAACTTACGCAATTTAGCTGCAATGAAAAATCGCGTAACTCAAGCTGCCGCTACTATGCGCACGTGTAGACAACTCGTTAAGAATAGGTGTACATGCGCTACAAAAAAATCAAGCCCTATGATGAGACGGGTCCCACCTCCCCCTCCGCCTCCGCCTATGAGGCGTCCTATTACGGCGCGCGCGGTAGCACGTGGTCCCGCAATGCCCCCGAATCTTATAGCACAACTTAAGAAGAACCTGAACCGCCGTGGTCTTAGACAAATCGCAAACCGAAACGCGAGGACATCAGTCGCTTAGCTCCAGGCATACTAGGTTTTGACCACAGTAACCATCTAGACCAAAATCCAGCAGTTTTTAAACCAGATTTAGTCCATGTTTCACCCATACGTCCATGCCGTGCGAGATATCTCTTCATACGCGATGGATCTTTATGAATAGTGTAATCTGAATACCCCGCACCCCCGAAATCCACGTGCGAACCATCCTCAAAAGTGGCTCTGTATTTCTTTTCGGGATTTGGACTCTTTCTGAGTGTTACCTTCATTACTATGAGCGAAGAAAATTTTGAGATTTCTTTTCGTGTATATATTAAATGTCAGTGTACATCTGGATATCGATCATACTTTGGATATTATTTATACTAGGTGGTCACGCCTTACGTGACCCACCCGACAAATATGATTATCCGTCTATACCCATAGAGAAGATGGACATATACACAACACCTGTAGATGTAAGGAAAGAATGGGCGCGTCAGGAAGAGTCGAAGCCGAAAAAACCAGAATACACTTTCAGTCCAGATTCACAAAACCACTTCGCGATTTTTTAATATGATATGATAATAACATGCAAACAGTTATACTAGGTGTGGGTCTATTCGGACTCACTTTGATAGGTACGCTTAATTCGAGTAAAAATTTAACTCGCGTCCCCTCTATACCTCTCATAACCGGTGAAACGAGTTGGGATTCCAATTCCGATTCTGATTCCGATGTCAATGAATATATCATAAAGTCGGCAATACAACATAGACGCGAATATCCCACATTGTCCCACGCACCAAGTGACTATTTTACACTTGACGATATTAAAAGAGATAAATCGTTGCGTATAAAATTTATAAATTTACTAGACAAGCGTGTTAAATTTACAATACACCCTGTCACGTGGTCGAGATGGTTTTTGAGCGCTTTTAAATGTATGATACCTACCCCCGTTGGTACTATAGGTATTGAAGGTGACGTAGAGAAGGACACTGTAAAAAATAATGAAGTCAGATTAGCACCTATTTCAAAAATGAAAAGGCGTTTACCGGATATTTGTGAGTTTTCTATACCATATAAAAAAGTTTACGTTTCGATGTACGTTGATGGAATGCCTGTATTCGTAGATCGCAAAATGAAAACATACGATACGTTTATTTGTAGATCACACACGGGAGTTCGTGCATAAAGAATAGACGTCATATTAAACCATGGATCGAGAAATTACAGACCTCATTAACCACCTTCACGATCTTCGCGAAGAATGGCATGAAATTGAAGACGACCACAACTTAGTTCTGAATGATACCATCCAGATTTCGCGAGAGGCGCAGGCTTTAAAGGTCATGCTAGGTCTTTCATGGGTTGTAAATGGTATATTTGCATGGATTTTCATGGACACAACATCGGGTGAAACTCTCACCATTGAACCTATGCAGTTTAATCATACATAAAGAACATATACTAAGTAAATACAAATGAGTGTGAAAGAAGATGTTACATTTATATCGATGCCATATACCGAACGCGTTAAAATTTATAATGAACGGAAAAAATGTGCAACTGAAAAAGCTATGAATAGTGAAAAGATTCATTATAAATCTACTAGCGACCCCGAAAGGTTCAAAGAGTTTCTCGAGAAGCGACTCGAGTTGTGGGACTCTCTTAAATCGAACGTAATTGAAAACGGGCGATTGAAGAAAGGGTTTACGAATAGGTACCACGAGAAGATGTACGACAAGACCAATGAGATCATACAGAATCTACCCTGTTAAGCTCGTCGTCCTGATACGACATATCTTTACTTTTCCTTTTGTTTATATTTGAAAAAGCCCCTAACCATCTATTAACAGCTCGTTTTGAAGCGATAACAGAATTTGTTTCATCGTTCACAACGATACTGAGTCCGTTGCATACATCGGGTTTATTGGGTTTATTGGGAAACTGAACCTGAAATGCCTGTATAGAAACTGCGGGGATGTCCGGTGCTTCATCTAGCAGTCGATCATAATCTTCCCTACACTTCATTACGAATTCGACCACATTTGCCCTATGCCTTACATCTAATGACAGTTCCATATCAATATTTCTATAGAATTTGGACCATTGTACACACATAGCAGAATGCCCTTCTGAAAGTGGGAGACTCTGACTAAACTTTGAGATACTTGTCATAATTCCCCCAAGCACATTCAAAAAAGCAAAGAAATATTGGATGACCATAATACGTGTTCTAGTCTCACTACTTGCATTAGAGTTACCACTCGGATTTAATACTGCAAAACCACCGACACCTGTTATCGATGCAATTACAATCGAAGGGTATGCTAACCAGTCATTTTGCTTCTTATAAAATAGACGAGAGTGATTATGAAGCCACCGATATCCTGCACCCTTTTCTGCCCAGCGTATTAGTAATTTTTCCTGTTTTTCACACCATAAACAGTTTACCTGTTCATCGAGTGAAGTTTTATCAGACATGGCCTGTACTTATGTTACGTTTAGATTATTCTGAAATTCGTATGCAGTTGAACGCGCCAATTTATCGACAAGTTCATTTTGCACGTTTCCATTATGAGCTTTTACCCAGCGCCATTCTACAATTTTTATAGACTGAACAAGTGTATCGAGAGTTTTCCACAGTTCTTTATTTTTTACAGCGGACCCGGATGCCGTGCGCCATCCGTTACGCTTCCAATTTTTTATCCACGAAGTGATTCCATTTTTCGTATAATTGCTATCCGTAAAAATACGCACTTCGTTAATGCCAATCTCAATTACCTTCTGCAACCCCTTCACAATTGCTGTCATTTCCATAATATTATTCGTAGTTTCCCGAGATCCACCGGTTAGTTTAAAATCTCGTGAAATAACCCCCCATCCCCCGGGCCCAGGGTTACCCAAACAACTTCCATCTGTATAAATCTCTAGCATATTCTTATTTATCGTTTATCTTTTATATTGTTAGGAGTGGAAGGATATTCCGAAGCTCGTTTTGGTGTTTTGCATATCGTATCTCCGCAGTGATCTCTATTTTGATAGACAGAGTTTATGGATGCCGACATTTCACTGCAATTTTTAAGTGACCACCGTCCGAGCATGGGTTTTTCAACTTTTAACAACATGTCAATCAATTTCTTAATCATACTTTAAAAATGTGTTTATCTTTTATACTTCAATAAGTGTATGCTGTCCAAAAAAGTTGCGTTGCGCCATAATAAATGACATTGAAGTTTTCTGTTGGTGTATAAAGTCGTATTGAATAACAGCCGCCTGTACAGCTGGGCACGGTACACCCGCGGTCATACAATGTAACACAAAAATTCGCGCATCTAGAATATGTTTGTCCATAATATTGTATAGGTCCTCTGCGATAAGAGGGCATTCGATGATGGTACCACTGGACCACGCGTCAACCACGTTCTGTTTATGAGTATTACGTGTTTTCATGAGATCAAACCCCTCTAAAAGAGAAGCAGCGAATGTAAATCGTAGGGTATTCATTCCACAAATAGGCGCAAACGCAGAAGTCGCGTGTTGCTTGGTTTGAATAGACTTTATGTATCTACTCGTAATTCTAGTATTAACAGCCGAGTTAATAACAGGTGTAGGAATTTCATATTCTAAACCGGCTCGAGAACACCATAACCCGGTATTATTCATTTCTGCGACATCGGAAATTTTATCCATCTCGTATTGCTCGAGTACTTTCAAAGCTGATCGGACAATATATCCATCCATATCTGTACCGATAGCCCTTTCTAGACTAGCTTTCATACGCGTATCATCATGACCGCAATAGGAATATAAATCTGCTACAGCTTGTAACATTCCATATTCCACCCCGTTATGAACCATCTTTGTAAAATGTCCAACACCGAAATCTTCTCCCATGTACGTGTGTCTGTTAGATATCTTTGTAAGGATGGGTTTAGTCATCTCATATGCATGCTTAGTTCCACCTATCATGAAAGCTGGACCTTCACGAGCACCGACAGTACCACCGGAAAGTCCGGTCCCTAAATAATTTACCATTCGAACCTTGCACTTAGATCCACGGGTTCTAGAGACCCTGTAAAATTCGTTTGAACAGTCTATGATTGTATCATTAGGTCTCAAATGTTTGAGTAGAATTTTAACAGTATCATCCGTTACATCCCCGTGAGGAAGAGCTGTAAAGATAACCCGTGGCCATTTCATCGCATCTACCATTTCACCGATGGACTCGTGTCCAAACACGTTCTCAGATTGTTCTTCCAATGCGATAACCTTAGAGTGTGTCTTGTTATACACATGCAATTTCTGCTTCTCTTGAATATTAAGTGCGAGATTTTTCCCGATAGAACCCAATCCGATTACACCCAAAGAACTTGTCATTATGTTATAGTATAGGTCTATTTATTTAAGTTGTTTAAATCTAGATCCATCATATGACACAATTACTTATTTTCTAGGGTGATCTATTTTTTTGTCAGTACATAGTATTATGGTGAACGTGGAAATGACCAACGCGTGGTTGGTGAACAATGCAAGAAAGGCAAATAATCTTGCAAGAAACGAAGCTGTGAGACGGTCAAGGGCCGAAGCCGTTGAAAAGAGGGCAAAGGCAAAAGCAGAGAAGGCGGCAAAAGAGATGAATACAGCTCGCCGGGCAGCCGTTGCGAGTTCGGCGGCTGAAGCTGCTGCGGCGAGAGCTGCGCGGGTTGCATCTAGGGGTGAAACTTCGAATCTTCGTAATAAGACTAACGCCGCTAACAAAGCTGCTAAGAAGGCTGCTGATAATGCCAAGAAGGCTCAAGCAAATGCTGAAAAAGCCGCGGCGAATGCCAAGAAGGCTCAAGCAGAGGCTCTCGCCAAAAACGTAAAGAATAAACTGATTGCACTTTCGCGTAGAAATATAAATAAACGCGAAATGGCTAAACAAGGTAGGAAGATTTATATACAAGCTGTAAAAACTAAACTTCTTCACCCGAATAAAGGTGCTAATAAGGCGATTTCTCAGAATTTTTTTTCTACGTATGACGAATTTACGAAATTTGTCAGTCAAAACTGACCGATTTTTAAAAATAGAAAGTTGGGTTCGCACGTCCGACCGGTCGGACACCTTGTGAAATTCGGAACAAAAAAAGCGTTACAAAAAGTCGGGGGAGTCAAAAATGTATTGAACCTTCATTTTTAAAAAGTGTGTATGAACAACTTTTAAAAGTGAATTAATGATATTTATGAAAATACTTCGTATGAGTATTTAGTTAGAGAAGGCGAGACCGCCCATACCACTCTGGATACGGAGGACGTTGTAGTTCACGGCGAACATGTTAAGGTTCGTCGCGGTGGCGGCGTACTTGGTCTTGATAGCGACCTGAGCGTTATCTATACGCGAGAAATTGCAAGTACCGGTCGGTTGATGCTCCTCGGGTTTTAACGCGAATGAATATGCGTACACACCGGGCACGGGGGAACCGGAGTGGTGCTGGAAGGGCTGCACGGAGTTGAAGTACTTGCCATCCTGCTCCTTGAAACGGTCCTGGCCGTTGAGAACAAGCTTGAAGGTCTCGATGGGACCGTCGGCCTCCTCAGTCCAGGCAGCGACACCCTTGGCGACCTGAAGCTGGGGGGCACCCGAAAGGGCGGTGGGCACGACGGACTTGGTGCTAGCCTCGAGCTGGGCACCGGCGTCGGTGGTCACGACCTGGGTGGAGGACGTGAAGTTCCAGAGGTTGGCGTGAGACACGGAACCCTGGTCGGCGCAGAAAACGAGTTCCTTGACCGGGTGGTTGTAAGAGAGGCGAATCTGCTTCGTGGAACCAGCGGCGGCCATAGCGTCAGAGCCAGTGTGCTGAACCTGCTCAATGAGGTACTCGTGGCCCTTCTGCGCAAATCGCCTACGCTCCTCAGTGTCGAGGTAAATGTAATTAGCCCAGACCTTGAAGGTGCTGTTATCAGTATACAGTGAGAACTCGGAAGATAAATCGAAATCCATACGAACTTCATGGTACTGCAGGGCAATTAGTGGGAGGGCGAGTCCGGGATTGCGGTTAAAGAAGAAAATAAGAGGAAGGTACATCTTACCACCCACGTGGTTGGCGAGGACGCCGTTGACCGCGGGGGAGGTCATCTTACCCCAAGTGGCCTTCTTGGACTCATCGAGGTAAAGCTCGGAGTAAAGCCTCCACCAGCGCTGGTAGTGCTTGTCAATCCTTTGTCCACCAATTGATAACTCAACGTCCTTGATCGCACGCTCAGCGGCCCAGCAGTCGTCGTCGGCTCCGTCAGCAGCAGTCAAGACGACGGTGGTCTTAGCCTTAAGCTCGACATACATGTCGGAGACGAGGTCACCGTTGCGAGCAATGGTGACGGAAACGCGGCCGGAGTTGGAAGCGGTACCGTTAACGGTCTGCTCGATGTTCTCCATAGCGAAGTTAGTGTGGCGCTTGTAAACCGCCTGGAAAAACGTAACCTTGGGGTTACCAGTCAGATAGACGTCCTGGGCGCCGTATGCCACGAGTTGCATTAAACCACCCGCCATTTTGTATGTTGTTGTACTATACACAGAGAAAATAATTTCAGGTAAAGTGCGAAATTTCGCACGTGATTTTTCCTCAACCTACCGTAAATGTCTACACAGCCTGAGACTATCGAACCCGAAACCGAAACCGAATCCGAATCCGAATCCGAAATTTTACCCGACCAGGAGGTCGACCTCACCGAGTATGATCCTGAGGATTTTCCCGATGATGATGATTTTTCGCCCATGGAAAACTTACTTGGTCAAACTCTTACCACCCCCGAGGGCGACACCGTGTGCACTGCTCTAGTATACATTGGACAGCAGATGGAAATTCATAATAAAATTTTTATCAAACTTCTCAGTATTCTTCAGAAGAAAAATGAGGCTTAGAAAAATGAATCCTAATATTAGAAATGCAGGGGTCCGGTCAGACAATGCACGTCATCGACGACACACACAATCTTCATGATCATAATAGCACTTTCTGGACTGAGAATATTATGAAAATGGACATAGATCAACTCATGAAGGTAATCATCCAACCCTCCGAGAAAAAGCTGAGAATTAACGACAAGCTCAGTGCATCAGAGTCTCTTAACATAGGGTTTGACCTGTTTTTCGATCCTTCCCAACCAAGGGAAAAGGGTCTGCCCATACAAATTGATATCGGTGAAGTTGAACGCACACGTACATTCATGATAGATCGTTTATGCGAAGCGTATCACCGCTCCTGTGCCCTGGAAAAGGATAATGAATGCGACTTCGACGACGACGAAATCAAAGAAGTTACACTGGCTATTCGTATTAACAGGATGATCGATCGCATTCAAGATGCATGGAGGGTAACATTCAGTGTGTATCGTATACACGATTTCTCGAATAATCCCAACGCCGTACCCGTGGATCCAGAATCTGATCCATCTATTTTCAGGGCGTCTACGATTAAGGATGTTCAGGAATTGAAACCTTTTCAACAGGCTATGTTACAGTTGTTAAAGGATTTATATGATAGTCAGATCAAGAGATACAAAGAACAGTGTTGTAAGGAGATTAAAACAAAAGATGGGGCGAGTACCCGAGCCTGGGAAGTATTTGAAAGTATTCAAGATTACGTATATTCAGTCGGTAAAAAGGAACAGTGGTATGAACTATGGAAAAATATGACTATGAGTCCTTCTACCCACAATGATCTTATTCGTCATCTTTCTAAGACGAGAGATATGCAATTTCCCGAAATTAAGAAGCATCGACAGGTATGGTCTTTCACTAATGGTATCTTCATCGGCAAGGAACTTGTACCCGACAAGTCTACAGAAGAAGACAAACATTATCGGGCTGTTTTCTACCCGTATACGTCGAAGGAGTTTAAGACACTCGATCGGACTATCGTCAGCTGCAAATACTTCAATCAAGAATTCAGCGATTATAACGATACCGACTGGAGGAATATTCCTACACCCAATTTTGATAAGATCCTAAAGTACCAAAAGCTCGATAAGGATGTGATCGAATGGATCTATGTTCTATGTGGACGTTTGTGTTTTGACGTAAATGAGATCGATAAATGGCAATGCATCCCTTTCCTAAAGGGGGTGGCCCAGTCTGGTAAATCCACTATTATTACGAAAGTCTGTCGCAAATTTTATACATCGGATGATGTGCGAACACTTTCGAATAACGTGGAAAGAAAGTTTGGTCTGTCTTCTATTTACGATTCCTACATGTTTATTGCACCAGAGATTAAGGGTGATTTAGCACTTGAACAGGCGGAGTTTCAGTCTGTGGTGTCTGGCGAAGATGTTTCGATTGCAGTGAAACATGAAAAGGCTAAAACTTTCGTGTGGAAGTCTCCGGGTATCCTTGGTGGTAACGAGATTCCTGGGTGGAGAGACAACTCCGGTAGCGTTTTGCGACGTTTGATCACGGTTGACTTTAGGAAGAAAGTTAGGGAAGCGGATCCGACTCTGGAAGATAGACTCGAAGAGGAACTTCCAAACATTCTGCAAAAGTGTGTGAGGGCGTATCTCGAGAAGGCACAAGCGCATAAGAACGAGGCCATTTGGAACATTCTTCCACCGTACTTCGAAAAGGTTAAGACACAGGTTGCGGCGGCTGTCAGTCCTCTATTGAGTTTCATGGAATCTCCTCACGTCGAGTATGGCGAAGATAAGAAGTGTCCCCTATCTTTCTTCAAGGATGAGTTTGCTGCGTTCTGTATGAAAGAGGGCAAGTCGCGAACGATCAATTCTGATATATGGGCAGGTCCATTTGGTGAGCGTGGTATCGGTGTCGAAAAGCTAAAGGAAGATGAGATTACGTTGTATACGAGATGCGGTATCACTCAACACCAGCCTAAGACGGGTACAGAGCATAGGAACTCTATGTGGATTATTGGTCTCGATGTCGTGAACGTAACTCCCCAAGAAGTGGCACCTCAACAACAGGTACACGTTGAGACATCAATTTCGACACAGACGGTGGTTGATACAGATGGACAGGAGTTAGATGATTAAAATATTTACTTAATATATGGGTTTATTCAACGAATTTGAAAAAAATAATGTTTCACCAACTACATCCCAAAATTTGATACGACAGGCCCCGTATCTCACGAACCGCGAAAAAAATAGTCTAAGGGTCAACGCTACCAGACTCAAACAAAACAATATACAAACGAGAATAAATAGAATGGTTGGTAATAAACTGAAGGCCGCCAACCTTTCAAAAATGAAAATGTCACCTCTTCAAATGGGTGTGTTTAACGGTATGGTCAACTTAGATGCTAAGAAGGGTAACTATAACGTAAACGTTTCAGAAATTCTGTATAAGAAACCAATGAAAAGACGCCCCATCACACCCGGGTCTAATTTCGAAATAGAGGTAAGCGCGATTAAACTGTTATACGGGCGTATGCAAATAGGAGCTAAGCATACGTTTACAGTCGTACCGAATAAAAATGCGAAAAACAGACATCGATATTTCGTCGCCCAAATAGACGGTTTCGTGTATGAAGGAGGTAAGAAGCAAAAAATACTGATTAAAATTTACACGAACGGTAAGATGCAAATCGCGGGTGGTATCATCAATAACAACTCGAGGCAGCCAGAGATGATTCGCAAATTCATAGTGGATAACTATGCACCCAAGTATAAGTTTTTATACAACCCTATTCGCTACTCTACACTTGTAGGTACGTTTCAAACACAGGGTGTTATTAACTTAACCATGGTTGCACAGGCTTTCGCCAAGTCTCGCAATATAGGTTACGAACCCGAGCTTCGCCCCGCTTTAAAGATGACGTATTATGGAAATAATTTTCAGCTTTTTAGATCTGGTAAAATACAGATTATGGGTGCTAAGACCGTTAAAGCCTTACACGATGCATACAATCCCATAGGATACGACTTAGTAAAGACTATGTGGGTTATGGGTATGATGAAGGAACCTACGAACACGG